TTCCTTCGTAACCACTTCCATGAGAAGAAATAGTAATTGTTGCAATTTGGCCAAATGTCTGAGTTTCAGAAGTCATTGCACTTGTAAAAGTACTATTTCTATTTGCACCGCCCAAACTTGTACCATAATCTGCCGCATTTATAGCAAGGTCAGATGTTGGATTTGTTATTGACGAATCATCAATAGTACACGTTGTCGCACCAGAAATTGCAACTCCCGATGAATCAAAAAGATAAACTGAATCTTCATCCGCCCACACACTTAATGAATTATCTTCTCTTGCTTTATCATATATTACCAATTCAGAATTGGTTATAGAAATTATTTCACCTCTTTTTGTTGCACTTGTATATGTTTCATTATTTCCAATAAGATATCCGGCCAGAACTGTTACACTAAAAGGAACTGTAACTGTTGCACCACTTAAATTAAAAGTAGATGTTTGCAGTGCTACATTTACTTGAGTAGTAATAACATCAACCGTATATGTATTTGAAAGTGTTGCTACTTTTGCTTCGGCAGTTACTTCTACGTTTGTTCCAGTATTGTCAAATGTAAAAGGATCATTTACTTGAAACCCATTTCCTGCATTTGAAATGGTCATGATTGTAACTTGATCTGCTGTAGTTGTCGCAACTGTAGCCGCAGCACCAAATCCTGCAAGAGTAGAATCCGCTATCGTGATCGTATCTCCCACATCATAACCAGTTCCACCATCTGTAATTGAAATATCTGTCATCTGTCCTGTAATAGTTGAGGTAATTACAGTTCCCGATGCGGTAGTTGCAGTTATTTCTTCACCAATATTAAATGCAATAGTTGATCTATTTGTGAGAACTAATTCAATGATAGGAATCGTTCCTAATTTACGTGAAGTAATTTTAGAAACAAATGCAGTTGCACCCGAATTTCTTCCAGTAATTGTCAAACCATTAAAATCTAAATATGCAGTATCGTATGATAATTGAACTACTGTATCTTGTTGCCAATTTCCATCAGATAATTTGAGTAGATCTGCCTTTGGATAATAGAAATCTAGATTTTCTTGGCCCCAAAGTAAACGAAAAAGTGTGCGAAAAGATTTTTCACTTCCTTTTGATCGATAAAATTCTTTTAAGTGCTTAATGAATAATCTTAAATCACCGGCTGCAGTATCCCTTATATTTGGATAAAGTTCCTTTTTAAATGCTTTGAGCAATCCCTCTGAAGTTTCATCTGAATTAATCAGATCCTTAAATGTCTTTGTTGCATTCAGAGGTTTTCGATTTATCTTAGTAATCGTGCCACGTGAAGAAGAAGTACTTCCAACTATAACTTCATCACCTTGGAAATTATAATTATTAGTTGGTTCTAAAAATACTTTATTGATTGCAGTAAATGCACCTGTGGCTTTAACCGTTGCAGTAGCACCAGAAGTTTGACCAGTAATCGTTTCACCTACTGTGAATTCACTTGTATAATCTGATATGATCGAATAATAAACACAAAGAGATTCCATGAATTCATAATAATGTTCCACAAACTTTTTGTAAAGAGGAAATTCATCATTTATGAATGCCGGAAGTTGATTTTGTACCTGAGAAACGGCTTTTGCTGTTACTTTTGCAGACATGATTTATCAATACGTAGTGGTAGAACCAGTTGAAGTTCCAGTTGTGGTTGAAGAAGTTGTTCCTGTTGCACTTGTAGAAGTTACAGTAGTTCCAGTACCAGCATCATCCTGCATTGTAACAGTAATGTTGGTATTTGCAATTTCAAAGATTTGGTTCCGAATAGGAACAAGATCATTTGTTGCTGGTTCTATTGTAAAATCCATAGTAGATCCTACAAAAGAATCGGGCTTAAATGATGTTACAGAAATATACCCATTAGAATAAGTAACCGATCCAGAATCATCATCAAGAATTATTTTTGTTGCTCCAGAAAGATAATAAATTCTCAATACACCATTTAAATCATCCATATAACAAGTTTGATATGTTGTTCCTGCTGCATCCGTATATGCAAATGCTGTTGAAGTAACAGCGCCCTCATATGTTGTTGAAGGATTGTAAATTCCATTATTAAAACTGATAGTATAACTATCCTCCGTTGTAGTTGACGGAGTGATTCCTTTTTTAGCAGTAATTGTTGTTAAATTACTGATGATTGAAGTTTCTGTGTTATCAATATTCGTTGAAAGAGTTGAATATCTAAAAATAGATCCAAATTTGAGTAGATTATTTGTTTTATAAGTTTGAATCGTATCTATTACTAATTCTGCAACTCCGCCAGAAGAAAGAGTAGTTAACCTTGAATCATATTTTACAGTTACACTAAAAATCAAATCAACAAGGTCTGGATCTACAACTTCGGGTGTAATCGCAACCATATTATAGTCCGTTGCTGCAGCCTTGATTTCTGCAATCTGAGAAGTTGAAAGAGAAGTTGCACCAGTTGGTTTTGCAGATATATAAACTTTTCCGAATGTGGGTGTTGAGTGATCTTGTCCACCCCAAACAGAAACACTATCCAAACCCGAAACTGCACCCTCTACTATTTTTTTGTAATCATCAGTCGTAACTGCACGATTTTGTGTTTCGTATGTTTTAGGTGCATTGAACTTGATACTCTCTAAAGATTCTTTATCCGATCCTCCTGATGCTGCATTAGATACTGCCACCGATACGGTTGCATACCCACCAACTGTTCCGGCAGCAGAAAATGTATTTGCACCGTTACATTCATCTCCCTCTGATACTAATGCTCTAAGAAGAACAATATTACCAGTAGTAGGTTTTCTACCAAGAATACCATCTCCAAATTCTACCCTAAATTGTCCATCTGTTGATTCACTAAGAAAATATACATTAGATGTAGAATTGATTGTTGTAATATCTGTGGCCTTAGTATAAACAGATGTATTTGTATCAGTTGTAGATTCTTGAATTGTAACTGTCAAAGAATCCGTATCAGTATTTGCATTTGGAAGAAGAAACTTTTGTTCTGTATTTGCAGTATTAGCAGTATACCGAAATGTCAACGGTATTCCCTGTGTTAAAGTTACACCAGTTGCAGTATATACTCCACCAGAAGGTGTAATTGTAGTTGAATTTGCAGTGCAAAACGTATAAGATGTTCCATTTACAGTTGAAGTAAACTGAGTATCTTTATCGATTGTAATCGTTGCAGGAGCATCGCCAGGAGTAACAGTAATTGAAACATTGGCCTTTGCACCAGTTGTTGATTGTGGTGTATACCCCAACATTGATGCTTTGGATACTACTGAATCTCTCAATTGTGCAGAATCCAAAAAGGATTCACTTGCAAGCATGTTTACATAATATGCATTGTAATAAGTATTGTATGAAAGTATATCTAATATAACAGAGATAGCAGAACCTCCAAAATCATGATCAGTAAATTCCGCTTGAGATGCAAAATAATCTTTTAAGTTATTCTTGATTGAATCGAAATCAAGTTCTGCGATATTAAGTTTTGCTATTTCTGCCATGTTTATACTCGTTCAAAATATGTTTCTAATTTTTGTGGTTCGGCTTCTGATGCAACATTGAAAACTACACTTACCAAATAACGATTCTGTTCTTCCTGTGCTTCAACGGTAACACCAAGTACCACTGCTCTAGGTTCGTGCCGTGCTACTGCTTCTTTTACCTCTGTTTTCATCCGTTCTTCTGTAATCGGATTCATGGGCTCAAATAACAATGCACGAATATTAGATCCAAACTCAGGTTGAAACAGTCGTTCATTGAAATCTGTTTTTAGGATAGAAACAATTGCACCCTTGACTGCACCAGCTCCTGTTTTCTTTCCCATATCCCCACTCATGGGGTTGGCGAACATGCTGTACGCCATATCTTTATATGTTCTTGTTTCAATAGACATAGTACTTATATTTATTGTTTATTATGGTTTGTTTGCAGTCAACAATTTATTGAGAACTGCCATTGATGATTTATCTCCCATCAACATAAATCCCATCGACATATCTAACGTATCTGGTGGTCTATCCGATGCACCTTGAATTGCAGACTTAATCGCATCATTTCCACCAGTAGCACCATCTATAACTAATGTATAGACTCCTGCATCTGGCAATCCATCTGTAAATATTTTCAGTATAGATTGTAATGCTGTATTAATTTCATCCAATTCTGTAATTTTAGAATCAAGAAACTCAATTATATCATCGAGTGCAGTAGCAGAATCTCCTGCCATGTTCCTTAACGTATCAGAAAGAGTATTGATTGCAGAAAAGAATGTTGAAAAACCACCCAAAAGATCTTCTAATTTAAAAGTTGAAAAATTGGGTGGTGGTGCCTTCTTTTTTTGTGGAGAAACAACTGTTCCTATAACTGAAGTTTTGACAATGTGTCCAGAATATGTTTCTGTAACATCTACTTCTTCTACTTTGGTAAGAAGAGTATTGCCTCCCTCTCTTTTGACTTTAGTGACTGCTTTTGTTGCTTCTTCATTTGTTAATTCTTGCAGATACTTAAAATCATTAAAATCTGCACCTTTTACTGGTTTTCCTGTATTCTGATCTATCCATGATCTTTGATTCACATACCAGTGTACTTTCTGTAATTTTGCACCATTTGCAACATTACTGAAAGAAAGAAAATCACTTTCCCCAGCACCAGTAATTGTAAGAACCTGAGAAGAATATGGTGCCATAGGATCATCAGAAGTTGTACTGACTACATTTGAAACATACCCCATTGCATTTGCACCAAACCATTTTCTGGGGCCAATGACAAAATCATTCAATTCAAAAACTTTTGGAGTGTTATAATCAATTTCTTGTTTCAACAATTCTATTCCATCTTCTACTGTTCCTCTTACTCCACTTATATTTTTCACATTCAATGTTACATTATTCTTTGTTGGATCTTCCACTTGTCCTGCTGCGGCCCCAAGAAGATTTCCTAATTTCTGAAATCCTTTAGTTGCCATTCCATTTTCACCACCAAAGAATGCAACAAGAGCATTCAATGCAGATGTAAAACTTGCAAGCATTTCTTTGGGATCTCCAATTGATTGAAACCCCACTATTATTACTACTGCACTCACATCCGCACTAGAAGAAAATTGGGGCCTTCTTTCATCCAAAGGATCATCCATTGCTCCAATGATTTGAGAAACCACTTGACTAGGTGTCATTTTATAAAATCCAAAAGTGGAATCTTTTGTAGCAACCGAATTATCATTTGCATTTTCGGTTCTTAGTTCAGATGGTTGAGATTTACCAACAGAAATTAAATATTGACTTTTTGTAGCACCAGTTTGTGCAAAATCCCCCTCACCAAGAACCTCACTTGTCCACGTAAGAAATGCCTCCTGAGTTCCTTCTGCTTTTGCTGCAGTATACGATTCATTTACTTGTTCACTTGTCAACACTAATTTTATTCTTTCGCCGAATTCATCGGTGGCAGCAGTTTCCTTTCCAGAAGGAACAACCTGTAACAAATAAAAC